ATTTAAAAAATATAATTACGATAAAAGACTATTAGGTATACAGTGTATTATTTCACTAAGTGATATCAATAAAGATTCTGCTAGCACTGGATTAGTCCCTCAAAGTCAACTAAAGGATTATAATATTAATTTGTGCTACGAGGGTTTATATAATGATTTCTTCTTAGAACATTGTATTCAACCTGATATGCCCAAAGGATCTATTCTATTTTATAATTGTAGGGTACTACATAGTAGTATGCCTAATCCATTGCCCAAATCAAGACCGGCACTATTGCTTCATTACCTAAATGGTGATATAGTTGAAGATGTAAAAGATATTGACAATATTTGGAAAAGCAATAAATGAAAATTGAATCAGATGTTGATATTGATTTTGGAGACAGAGAAAAGATTCTTCAACATATCAATTACATTCCAGCAGCAATGCGTAAAGTTAAACCACAGCGTAAACATGCTACGGGTATACATATCACACAGATTCCATATGACCCTGTTAATGACATGGCTGCTATTGATTATTCAGATGCGGAACAGCGTGGATACTTTAAATTAGATTTACTAAATGTCCATGTATATAATCAAGTTAGAGATGAATTACATTTAGTTGAATTAATGCGTGATCCAAATTGGGATAATTTGAAAGATAAAGAGTTTGTAGAGAAATTGATTCATCTAGGAAATCATTATCAATCACTACAAAAAATGCCTGAGCCTGTTAATAGTATCCCTAGGCTAGCAATGTTCTTAGCACTAATTCGTCCTGCTAAAAAACATTTAATTGGTAAGACTTGGAGAGAAGTAAGTAAAACTATATGGGATAAGGGTGATGATGGTTATGTATTCAAGCGTTCGCATTCTTGTGCCTACGCAATGTTAGTTGTGGTTCATATGAACTTGCTAGAAGAATCAAGGCATTCTTTTTACAAGAGTGATGCTTCTTCGTTTGCTTCTTCGTTTGTGTAATTCGTTCATACTACATACTGGACCATGTAATATTACTAAACTTTTATTTGTAAAAGTTCTTAGATAAGGTTTAAAAGGAAGCCATTCTTCCTTTAAGAATAAATTAATGGGAATCAATCTATTTGATTCCCACCACCACGTATCCCCTAATTCTAAAAATCTAGTTCTAGAATTACTATCTATTATTGATCCATAATCATATATAGTAGTAACACTGTCATCTTTATTCTGAACTATTCCTACATAATCCTGACTGGCATAGGAACATACCGTTATAAACGGATGTGTTTCACTAAGCTTTTTAAAAAATTCATTTTGAATCATTATTATTTTTACAATACATTCTATTTAATCGGGCAACCAAGAAGATAATAATTTAATATTTTGAGACTAAATACATAAAGGAGCTAAACTGTGTACTCAACTGCTGTATTTCTTTATACTCAGCGTCAAATTGTTGTACTTTTAACTGGCACATCACCGAGGAGATATATGCCTGTATACGCAAAACCATTAACTTTAAATAAGGGTGTGGATAATCAAATACAATTTCAATTCTTAAATCAAGAACAAAAACCAGTAGATATTACAGGTAAAGAAATTTCCTGTAGAGTTATTAGTTATGATGGTAGTGAAGTATTACTTAGAAAAGCATTGACACTTCAATTACCGGCTACGGGTATTGCCGCACTAATATTAAATGCTGCGGAAATAGAAGATATTCCTGCTCAACAAGGACATTATTCATTAGAAATACCGGTTGGTGCTTTTAATTTCCCTGTGTTTGTTGATCAAAATGCTGGTGCTCGCGGTGATATGAATATCGTCAACAGCGTGTTACCAGCCTTTGTACCAAGTTCAAATATCACTATTCCTACAGGACAACCTTTCCCTAATATTGATTCTAACAATAGTATACAAAATGCGTTACCAAACGCTAATACATATTATAGTAGCGTAATCAATACAGATTCTAACCCAATACTTACTATTCAGACTCACTACTATCAATTCAACGGTGATGTTACTATAGAAGGTTCTACTATTGTAGATGCTGATTGGTATCCTATAACTACTTCAACTTATAGTAATGTAACTGACACTTTTGGATATACTGTTCGTGGATTCCATCCATATATCCGTATGCAATTCGTCAGCAACACTGGTGCGGTAACTAACATATTGGCAAGGTAAACCTGCTCTTGTATTTTACTTCATATTATGCTATAATCATAATATGTTTGAAATATTAACTATAGTTCCGGGTAAGAAAAAACTAACACAAAGTGGTTGGCATGGATTCAATGCTGTGTGTTGTCATCACCGTGGGCATAAAGCAGATAAAAGAGGTCGTGCTGGTCTACGAATCGATGGCCCAAACTGGAGTGTCCATTGTTTTAATTGTGGTTTTAAGTGTGGATTCACTCTGGGTAAAAGTATTACCCAAAATGCAAAACATTTCTTACAATGGTGTGGTATAGATGAATCTCAGATACAGCGTTGGAGCTTAGAAAGTCTACAGAAAAAAGATATATTAGATTTAATACAGGTTAAAAAATCTAAGAAAAAAATTAAATTTAAAGAAGAAACTTTACCTGAGGGCGAATTACTTGATGTAAATAATCCATTACATAAAGTATATGTTGATTATATACAATCTAGGGGGATAAATCTTAATGACTATCCGTTTATGATCACTCCAAATGACAAGGGGCGTCAAGGCAATAGAATAATTATCCCTTATACCTACCAAAACAAAATAGTAGGTTACACTAGTCGTTTCTTAGACAACAAAACACCTAAGTATATCAATCAACAACAATCGGGTTATGTATTTGGTATTGATTTTCAAAAGCCTGATTATGAAGTTTGTATATTGGTAGAAGGTATTTTTGACGCACTAAGTCTTAATTGTTGTGCGTTGACACATAACACAATCAATGATGATCAGGTAGAACTATTAAGCCAATTAAATAGACGAATTATTTTTGTGCCGGATCGTGATAAAACTGGATTAGAAACTTGTAGCAGAGCATTAGAGTTAGGATATAGTGTTAGCATTCCAAATTGGGAATCTGATGTAAAAGATGTTAATGATGCTGTAGTAAGATATGGTAAGTTACCTACATTGTTAAGTATTTTACAGTGGGCAACTACAAGTAAAGTCAAAATAGAAATTCAAAGGAGAAAACTTGAGCAACGAATATAATAGTGATATGCAGTTATTCTTTTTGCGTATGATGGTCACAAACGCAGAATTATATACAAGGGTCATGAACATCATGAACTCACAAAACTTTGACCGTAAATTAAAACCAGTAGCAGACTTTTTAGTAGAACATAGTAAAAAATATAATATAATGCCGGATCCTGCTCAAATCAAAGCAGTGACAGGTATAGATGTAGAGATTCTTAATGAATTAGATGATGGTCATTATAATTGGTTTTTAGATGAATTTGAAAAATTCACAAGACGCCAAGAATTAGAAAGAGCAATTTTAAAATCAGCCGATTTATTAGAAAAGGGTGATTATGATCCTGTTGAAAAATTAATTAAAGATGCTGTACAAATTAGTTTACAAAAAGACATGGGTACAGATTATTTTGCTGATCCTAGGGCTAGGCTTTCTCAACTTAAAAGTAATAACGGACAAAATAGTACAGGATGGCCCTGTATGGATCAGAAACTTTATGGTGGATTCAATCGGGGAGAATTGCAAATTTTTGCAGGAGGATCAGGCTCAGGTAAAAGTTTGTTTATGCAAAACTTGTCAGTCAATTGGGTACAAGCAGGATTAAATGGTATTTATGTTACACTAGAACTTAGTGAAGGGCTGTGTAGTATGCGTATTGATAGTATGATGACTGATACTAGCAGCCGTGATATCTTTAAAGATATTGATAATGTTGAAATGAAAATCAAAATGCTTGCTAAAAAAGCAGGAAAGTTTCAAATTAAATATATGCCAGCACAAAGTACAGTAAATGATTTGCGGGCGTTTTGTAAAGAATTTCAAATAAAAACAGGTACAAAATTAGATTTCTTGTGTGTAGATTATTTGGATTTGCTTATGCCTGTTAGTGCAAAGGTCAGTCCTTCAGATTTGTTTGTTAAGGATAAGTATGTCTCTGAAGAATTGCGTAACTTAGCAAAAGAATTAAATGTATTGTTCGTAACAGCAAGTCAGTTGAATCGTAGTGCAGTTGAAGAAATTGAGTTTGATCATAGTCATATCAGCGGTGGTATTAGTAAAATTAATACAGCAGATAATGTGTTTGGTATCTTTACAAGCCGTAGTATGCGTGAACGTGGACAGTATCAATTGCAATTAATGAAAACTAGAAGTAGTAGTGGTGTGGGTCAAAAGATTGAATTAGAGTTTAACATTGAAACTTTGCGAATTACTGATCCTGATCCTGAGGCTAGTACATATAGACCACCTGCTCCTAGTCCTAATGACATTATTAATAAAATTAAAACTCAATCTACTGTAAATGACATGGTACATGCTACTATTGAGCCTGAAAGTAAAAGAGTTATTGCAACTACTGCGGAATCTAGACTAAAGGGTATTCTTAACGGGTTAAAGAAATAATTATCAAATCAGCATAAATACTATTAGGATATTATATATGCAAAAGAAAACCCGTAGCCTTTTAGAAGAATTAGAATCTATTGGTAGTACCCGTGACATGACACATGTTATAGAAAATAGAGCCCATAATATTATCACTAGTGCAATTAATTTAATTGAATTAATTAACAAACACTATGATAAAGATACCTCTGAGGTATTAGAGCGTAAACTTCTAAGTGCGATAAAAGGCAAGGATCAAAATAGATTTGCTAAAAGCATAAGGAAAAACCATGACACGCCGTAGAATTGATGATGAGGTTCGCAGTTTAGAAGAAGCATTAAGTAATTGGATAGGTGATTACGGTGCGGCTGCTGCAAAGCAGTTGGGAAATAGAATAACCGGCAAACCTGAAGGTGCAATGTCCATTCAAGATAAAATGGCTAAAGAAAAGTTTCTTCAAAACTTTTTAGGTCGTGCAAGTGCTACATTGAATTCAGGTATTGCTAGTGGTAGAATAACAACGAATGTAACACCGCAGTCTGCTCCACCAGCTGCACAGCCTGCAGAACCTACTTCACCTGCACCTGCACCAGCAGCACCAGCAGCATCTAAACCTTCTATTGCCCCTACTACAGCTCCTCCAAGTAGACCTACCATTGGCAATACTCCAATACATGCAATGCAAGTAAAGTCTATGCAGAACAATATAGCTAGGGATAAACGGGTGGCTAACATGCCTCCACCAAACAAAAAGACTTTTGCAGCAGACAAAAGGACACCCGCACAGATTGCACAAATGCGCCGAGCAGGGTTTAGTGAAAGTTCTACTTATGATAAATTAAACGCAATTTTTGAAAGCATTATGGGTGAGGCTGATCCAGCAGCACCTGCAGCACCTGCTGCCATGACAGCAGCACCTGCACCAACTGGAGTAGAAACTATATCTCAATTTTTGACTAAATGGGTCAAACAATATATGACTGGCACTAGCCTTGGTGATGCCAATTCTGTGAATCATATTAAAAGTTTAATTAAAAATGTAGAAGATACTTATAGTAAAGACAGGGGTAAAGCAGCACTTACAAAATTAGCAAATGATTTGTATGCTGTGTCATATGCACAGGATACAGAGCAAAAAGCTGCACCAAGCCAACCTACTCAGCAACCCGCTAGTAGTCCTGCAGCAGCAAAACCAGCAGCACCGGCTAATAATGCTCCAAGTGATTCATGGGCATCACGAGTAACAGAAAGTAAAAAGAAACCAGTAAAATACTGGGGTCAAAAATGAATCTTTCCGAGTCTTTAGCCTCTCTTAGAAATAAGTTAGAGACTTTATCTATACCTCCGTTGACAGAAGATAAAGGGCACTTGGACCATCCTGAAGATTTGATATTTTTGGGAGATGTTCAGGGTGCTCAAAGAGCAGTAGATGCAATCGTAAAAACAGTTTCAAATCCAAAAACTGTTACTATTAAGTGGGATGGGTACCCTGCGCTTATATTTGGCCGTGATTCTAAAGGTAGATTTAGCATCATGGACAAGCATATGTTTAATAAAAAAGACGGTACAGGCAGACAAGTTTATAGTCCTCAACAATTCAGAGAATATGATTTAGCCCGTGAAGTAGATCGTTCTGATTTGCATAAACTAATAGCTGAAATATGGCCCGGTTTAGAAAAGGCAAGCGCAGGTACCCAAGGATATTATTGGGGAGATTTACTATTCAGCCAACCATTAACAGATAACAATGGTTTGTATAAATTTAAAGCCAATCCTAATGGTATAACATATACCGTGGATGTTGATAGTGAAACTGGTAAATTAATGGCAGGCAAAACTGCTGGCATTGCAGTACATCAGTATATAGAACCTGAAGCACCTAACACTGATTCTGCTGTACCACTAGACGGGACAATAGGACAACTTAAGAACAACAGCAATGTTGCTATCATTCCTAGTAAGATGCCTGTCACTCCTAACTTAAAGTTGGATCAAAAATTATTAGCAAAAGCCAAACAAGATATAGCAAAATATGGTCAAGCAGTTCAACAGTTAATGAATACTGCCCCTCAGGCTAGAAATACATTTAATCAGTTGTTTACAGTTTATGTTAATAAACGAATCGTTCAAGGAGATTTAAGTAATTTACTAGAAGGATTTATGGAATTTGTTAAATCTAGACCAATGACTGATAAGATGCGGGCTAAGATAGATGAACATCTACAAGCCAACGAAGAAGGCTTAATTGGGGCATTTACTATATGGATAGACATATACAATCTTAAGATGAATGTAGTTCAGCAACTAAACAAAGCCGCTGAAGCCAGTCCTGTAAAAGGATACCTGCAAGATGGTACACAAACCCAAGAAGGATTCGTTTCTAATGGGCTTAAGTTTGTGGATAGAATGGGCTTTAGTAGACAGAATTTGGCTGGAAGAGCATAGTCAAAACCGATATTTTTTGTAACTGGCATAAATAATTGTATGGGACAGTAGGTCTCAACAAATATAAGGAATTTTAAAATGGCACAATTCACCCGTACACATGGTGACTATCAACCAGTAATGAACTTTGACGCACCTGCGTATACCGTTGGTGCAGTTAATGCAGTAACAGCTAACGTAACAGTTCAGCCACAAGGTCCAAAGTTAGATTATTTCACAGTTTTGGCAGCTAGTGGTACATCATTCAGCACAACTCAAGTTAACCTCATTGTACAAACAGTTCAGCAATTAGCTACTGTTTATATCTATGAGTACAACGATGCAAGCACAAACACATTGGCTTTCGCAGTGTACCCAACAGGTGCATGGGCAATCGACAATTCATTAGGTGCTAACGCTAATATCGTTGCTGCTGTTAACGCAGCATTGACACAAGCCTCAGTTGCTAATACTACAACTGGTAGTGCATCAGCTACATTCAGTAACTAATTTTAGTTTCAATGTATCAAAAACCCGAGATTTATTCTCGGGTTTTTTACCATTATAAATATGTGTATGAGTTATAGAATTTCTTGTTACACAATGTTTGATATTACACATACTGGAGTATTAAACCGATCTAGACCTAATGAAGGTCAAGATTTGAATGAGTGGGTTCAAAAAAGAAATACTCAGTGCAATTTTGATACAGTATTACAAGTCATATCACTAAGGTCACAGCCTGAGATAATTAACATGCCTTCTAAGATAGAAATTAGGTTTGATAATTTTGAGAATTTTGGGTTTTTATTTGAACAGATAGAAAACGAATTATATCCATGTTGGACATTTGACTTTGATGTACAGCACCCAAGTGTGTTTGATGATGGTGTAACAGAATTGGGCGCATTATACGGAGATTGCGATGGTGTTCCTATGATATTATGCGGAACAGAATGGAACAAACTTCCATCTTTTTTAGACGCTTCTCCTGAATTAAAAAACATATATTTTACAGTACATCATGGATGACAAAAAGGCTATAGCCAAATTAAATGATTTCTTTTCTAAAGAATTTTTACACGGATCAGGTGGCATTTCTATTTTTAGAAATGATGACGGTTCGTATCAGGTCTTTAACACCTATACATTGTATAACCATCAACATGGTTGCGTAGTTAATAGTAAAACCAATGACGATTCTTTGGTATTTTCTTCAGCGAAACATGCTATGACTTGGTGCATATTTGAAAAAAGAAATAAAATTAGACGGGCTGACAGAATTGCTCACTTAGACCGTATGATAACTGGTATAGATGTATCAATTGAAATGCATAGGAAATTGATAAAAAAGACTAAAGATTTGAATTCAAAAATAATTTATTTGGCTAAATTAACAGAAGAACAAGAAAAAAGAAAACTTATGATAAAAGAATTTGATAGGTATGTTAATGATTCTAAAATTTGGCAAATACGGCAATTTGCTGAAAGAACAAAATAAATAGCCAATATGATAAATACTATATAAAGTTTGGAACCAAAAACTATGAGATTAAACGACTTAAACAACAAAGTTCATGCTGCCCAAGCATTGAAAGAAAATTATAAAATGGCATTTAACCTTAATAAAATGTCATTGAATGAAACTAAATCAATGCTAAAGAAGGTACGCTCATTAGCTAATGAGGCTAAACAATCACCTGATTTTTACAAAGATCAGTCTAATCCATCTTATATGAAATTAGTATTTATGGAACAGGCATTGGTTACTCATCATAACCAATTAGCATCAAGACCTGCTACAAGAATTGTAGTAGAGAATGAGAAAATAGAAGAATCACAAGTTTACTTAGCCGCACAGGATTTAGTAGACACTGTTCAGAAAATGCTAGAAGAAGTGGGGCAAATGCAAGTTAAGGAATTACCTGCATTAGTTTCTAGTATTGAAAGCGAGATTGGTGTTAATGAAAGTCAATCATTCAATGACCAAGTATCTCAGCAGCTAGATGCGCTAAGTGCTACTTTAAAAGAGTCAATGGCAGGATTAAAATCCGCAGTTAATGGTTTAACTGGTCAAGAAGCTGGAATGGCTTTTAATGAACCACCAGTTGATGATGCACAAATGGGAGCAGATATTGGTGCTGATGTAGGCGCAGAAATGGGTGCAGATATCGGCGCTGATTTAGGTGCTGAAGCGGGAGAAGAAATTGAACCTCCTGAGCCACAACCTGTCGGTGGAGTTGGACGAGCAAAGAGGTAAGTATGCGCCTCTTTGAATTAGATGGTATTGACCCGTTAGTAGTAAAATTAATTGCAGTTTCGGATCAGTTACATACCGATTTATTAAATGGTAAAACTGATCCTGAAATGACTACGGATGAACTATTGCAATATCTTCAGAAATATGATATAG